AGCACTGTTTTCTTACAGATTGCGATTTGCACCGGTCTCCCCACCCTTACGGGATTTCAGACCATGTTCCAGATTCTAGTGCCTTGCGGCGTGCATTAACGCTGGACCGTTTACATAGACTTGTTGAGTGCAGGTGTGCTTATTTTTATATCCCTTAGGTTATGCTGTCTCGGTCATGTTCAACCGGACCACAACTGAGTGAGACTGTTACTCAGTATGGCTGAACACTTAGCCCTACAATCTTTATCGGGATTTTATTTTATGCACAAGGAATTTCTAATTAAATTGTGTTAGTGTTATGATGGATTTTGCCGGTAGCACAGAAAAGCTGGACGCACCAGACATGGTTACAACTACAGGTAACGACGGATCCAGAACACGGAAAGAATTGACCAACATACAATTGCTAGTCGCAGACGTACCCAAAGAGCCGTAGCTGTTAGTATCGCCGATGACTGGACCAATTGGAGTGGTTGCCGTATTCGATATCGATAGAATACCAGTAGAGTGAGTGAAGGTCGAGCTAGCTTCAAAGATTACGTTCATGAGATAATTCCCACGCAAGCCTGCTGCAAAAGTGAAGGCATTGGCAGTGGTTGAGCCCACCACCGTTACGTTCCCTCGGTCAAATTGGATCGAAGGGAACAGCCTATTCTGTGCAGTTGGTGTAGCGGAGGCACTCACTACTTGATAATTAGATGTTACATTGCTAGCGACTATCGGTTTCTTTAGTTCTACCTCATACGTTACCCAAAGATCACCCAACGTACTTCCATCTATTTGTTGTCCCGATGAGCACACATGTGTAACTCCTAGGTCATACAAAAGAACTGAATCAGACGATGGAACATCATCTGAACTTATGTATTGCACATTAAATGGGTTTTCATTTGGGTCACACTCTATAGGGTGTGCAAACGTGTCTGAGGGAACAGATTCACCGGACCAGTACTCATTAAGCAATTCGGCTTTAGTGGTTGGCGGGGTGTCGTTGCTGCGGTATGATGTCTGTAGCATAACCGTACCTAGGGCTGCATTGGTGCTAGAGACGGCATTGCCGCTGCTAGGGATGTAGTGAAACACCACTCCCTTGAATCGGTACTCTTGGAAGCTATTCGCAATAGTTGACAACCATGGGAATGTCGCACGTTGACCCGGATTAAGAACATAACTGCCCTGTACCGTGAAAGTTTGCGAACCCTTGATTTGTGCGATATACTCCCGGTGCCTAATGGTCACGGTTTGGCCATCCTTATGCATCATGGGTACGCCAGTTGAGGCTCGGTTCACGACACTGTTCATACGAACAACGTAGTCACCAAACCCAAGCCACTTGGAGATCGCTCCACCAAGTGACGTACCAGCCTGCCCTCCTGCTTTGGATAACCCAACCATGCCTCCAAGGGCGTTCCCCCCCGCCCCTCCCAACATCCGTAAAGCCTTACCGATGGCTGTTACTTCACTCTTCTCCTTGCTATTTCCATTTAGCACTTTCTTCTTATTCCTCATTTTCCTTTTCGCCTGTCTCTGTTTCGTGGTGGGCATGTTATATAATGGTCGTTATATTAATCCCTGACTGGACTACCAAATTCTCTCTCCGAATTGGCGAGCTAAGGCTCACGTCCAGGACCATTGTGCTATAAAAGTCCTCCAAAGCTACTTGTTCATCGGGTGTTATGCCAAAGGCATAGAAAAAGCTGACACGCGCCACCGGAGTAACGTATGCTTCTTTAACACCGCGAGCTAACTGTCGCTGGGTCCGGTTTTTGAAAATGTAGTTTAGCATAGCCTCACCACACTCCACACCATTCCTTAGGAAAACATTATAAAACGCACTTAACACAGGTACACCACTGGTTAGACTACTACCGCAGTCCCCAACTGCCCAATACCACTTCCTCAACACCTTGGCGTTGGGAATGGAAATGAGACATATAGGGTCCTTGGTAACACACGCGGACGGGTTGCGCACCATACGCCAGCCTGTAGATAACTCCACCGGCCGCGTCTGACAAAATTCTAGCGCTTCAAACTCATCCACGGGGTCTTCCATCGTCATAGCGAAACCTCTACGACGAAACCAGTTGGACAATCCATACTCAAAGTACTGCAGATCATCCATTTCCAAAAATACGACGCAATCGTCGCCATTATTGGCAAGTTCCACGTCTACTCCTCTAACTCTAGCATAAGCATATACTAATGCACACATTATCAAGCAGTTCCCCAAGCTGGTGTTAAGATCACCGGAACTACGAGTGCCTTCCATGGAAAATTTAACTCTCCCATCATCGACATACGCGGTCCCTTTATTTCTCAACTGCCACTTGAGCAAAGTTCTTAACCAACGGTTCCCAGGGAACAACCGTTTGTAAAACTCATGCTCATACTTGAGGGCTGCGACACTAACGTGCATATCAAATTTCTTAGCGTCCAAACCGATTGCGACTGGCCGGGTAAACTGGGACCACTTGGCCCTCAATATCCCTGCACTCACATCAGCATTATAGCCCTTAATGACGGTTGCAGCCGTACGACCGCCAAAGGCTCGGTTTATTGCACTGAAATATTTGTGCTCAGCGTGTTTGAGGTATCGACCTAGTTCTAGGTTGTACCTTCGGCTCCGGGGATTAATGATCCGAGGAGCCCCACCCAAGTCTTGCTTCTCGAATTTACTAAAAGAGGTGAGATAAGAATCAGATTTCTCAAGTTCGTCTCGCGACAAGCTTTCAAGTGCACGCTCATAATTCCTACGTTTAGGCCCGTGATACGCGTCAACAACCTGTTGACGGGTTAACCGGGGCAAACGAGGCATACAAAGCATGACCTTGTTCTGAAAATCTCGCAACTCTAAGGTACGAAAAGCTTGTGGACGTACTCTGAGAGAGGGCCGATAGCCTTCCCCGTCTTTGCAGAGAAAATATCTCTCCACAAAGGCTCTCTCAATAGTGTCCACGTTGTTATTATAAACACCCAGTGTGTGTTCTGGGCCAAACTCTGAAGTCACAACAAACTTGCGAGTTTTACTTGTCATCCCATTGCGCTGCACGGACAATCTGCCCTGACATTCCCGGTTTCTCTGCTCACGAAGAGCATTGCTAACGGTTGTGTCCGAGCCATGCACAACAATTGGGCGACCTCAGCAAACTGCTAGGCTAGGCTCCCCCGTTTCCGAGGGGTAAGCCCAACGCAGCCATCTGGGGATACGCCTTCTTGTCAGTGCAATTCGATCCAGAACACCCTCATTAAAGACGGCATTCATCACGTGCAGCTGATGACTGACTATATCATGCTGGCGGACTCCCCTTCGCCTGCAGATAGTAAGATACTCCCTCTGCACAAGAAGCAAATTCGCGTCTGTTTTGCTGAGAATTCCCAGCCTCGCCCTTAACGCTAACGCACACGCAGCGGCAAACCGCGGGTACACCTGCAGGCGGTGGTCGACAGACGCGCGAACGACCAATGGTAGAGGTTGCCTCGCAGCGCCAAAAGGCACTGTTCCGGCATTACGGGATTCACCACCCAAATCGTACCCATCCGACTGATAGACATCCTGGATCGCAGTCAGCACTCCATCATGGTCACCGGCTGCATCGAAAGCCATGTGACTATAATGAGTGCACATACTGGACCGGATCTCCTTACGGATAGCACGATCGAGCGAGTGATTTTCCACCTCGCTGTTATCAAAACAGCATAGCGCATTGAGTAACGGGGTTTACCCGATCAAGCGCGAACACCAAGACACAAAGTTTTTCCAGGGGGTCAGCCTGTCAGCAGCGGAAGAAACGGGAAACGAGATGATTGTGGCCATATTCGTGTTGTGTAGAGGTGTGTGTGATCCGTCACGGCCTATTTATCCTATAGGTAGGGTGGAGCGCATCCACATGAGGGGCCCCTCCAAGCTAACATTCGCATCCAATGCCGCTATTACGCCCCTCGCAGTAACAACCTTCTGTTGCTCCCTTTGAGGTGACCAAGATGCTTCATCTTCTAGCCACCACCACCTTCCCACACATCGCCAGTTGCTAACCTGACGCGACGCTCGATAATGCGCGGGTACGCAGTGACTTTAAGTGGTCCACCACACCACCATAAATGAGCACCAAACCAGATATGTCTGTTT